CAGGGATATCTCATGATCAGCAACCTTTTTTCCTAGAAAGTCGGCATAATCTTTTGCTTGCTTCTGAAGGCGTTCCCACGCAGTTTGAACTTCGTATTGTCCTTGAATATCCAAAGTGTCATAGTATTTCTGCCACGAAGCAGCCATTTCGTTGGTTGCTTTAATCGTCGCATCTTTTATTTGCTGTGCCGACGCATTATACCCCTTACGCATTTCCTCAACACGTACTATTACTTGGTTTATGAAATCATCGGACGCCTTCGTCGTTTCTTTGAGTTGGGATCTTATCTCTGAGTATGTGAGCTTTGCGTTTTTCCCCTCCCCAACATATGCAGCAGCAGTTACGTCTACCAGTTGCGCTTGCTTTTTATGCAGTTCTTCTGCTTCCTTTGAATCTTTTCCAAGAGTGGTGTAGAATTCCTCTACATTATTACGGGCACTAGAAAAAGTATCACCAAGTCCTGCCAGAACATTTTTAAGCGAATCCCCAATTATTGGGATCTTTCCAGCCAATTCACTTGCTTTATTAAAAATGGCGCCAAGACCAAGCCCAACTACTTCAACAAAAGACATAAAGACTTCTTGAGCCTTTACGACTAAAATATTTATTGCTTCCCAAACGCCGGTCCATAATTTTGCCCTCTCGGCTGCGGATCCGTATTGATTGTAAAGGGCAATGATTGACTCCATCCTATCAATATGCGCTGCACTCAAAAATTCAGATATGACGGTGTTGTTCTTATCAATCGCATCCGTAGTTAAGTCTATCTTATCTCTTAGCTCGGGGTGAGACTTTATCATCCGCTGGAGAGTAGCGATATAGGCATCATTGGCTATTTTCGACTTTTCAGTATCATCCCCAGCCTTTTTGATATTTTTAGCGGCTTCATCCAATGCGAATTGATAAGCCTTTAGAGAATCAACCATTTGGGTCGTTTTGACGACCGATATCTCAGCGTCTTTAACCTGCTTTTGAAGAGCTTCACGATATGCCAAAATACCTGCGGTTATCAATCCAAGGATGATTTTTACGGGTCCAAGTGCTGAAAGGAATGTCTTCAGATAACCACCAGCCATGGCAAGCACACCGGTAAGTCCGCTTTTACCAGCAAGAGCCGCATTGAGACCTTTAAAGCTGAAGGTAAACGCCTGAACAACATTGGTCATTGCAAGCACAGACATGAGTGATTTCCCTGCCGTAGTGACCAACGCAAATGACCCGGCCAAAGCCGTTAGTTGGATGATGACTTTCCCAGCTATGGAACTTGCGAATGCTTCAATACCGCTCAGTAGACCCCTTACAACATCCAGGAACCCACGCATGGTCCCAGCGACGCCCGCATCACCGAACGCTACTGCAACATTTTTGGCGCGGTCGATGAGGTTTTTGAGTTTAACCCCGAGGCCTTCAGCCTGCTTCGCGGCCATTTCCTCCGCGGTTCCTATCGCGTAGACATTCTCCATGGCACGCATGTAGTTGCCTTTAACATAAGCATCCACAATAACAGCGGCCGCCTGGGCGCCCCTAAGCCCGAACAGTTTAAAGGCCTTGGCCATGTCTACGGTCTTTGTGTTGGAATCGAACAGAATCGCGGTGAGTGATTTCAGGGTTCCTTCCCACCCTGCTGTCTTTGGGTTCAGGTCGTCAAGCGTAAGATTTACGCCGGCAAGGGCTTCCCCCATGGACTCACTTGGTTTAACAACCCTTGAAAGAACCTGCCTCAAACCGGTACCGATGGTTGACGCACGTAACCCTGCATTTGCAAGATTCATCATTGTGCCAGCAGTTTGCTCAACGCTCAAGCCTGTTTGAGAGGCTGTAGCAGCTACGTAGTTGAAAGCTGTTCGAAGCTTATCGATCGTGAGTTTGGACTTATTTACGGCATTGGCCATCACGTCGACAATGCGGCCGGATTCCGTAGCAGACAAACCGAACGCCCTCATGGTGGTAGAAACGAGGTCGGTGGATGTCTGCATATCGGATAGAGTCCCAGTCGCAAGGAGAGCCGTGTCACGCATCGCCTCAATGGATTCCCCGGCATTCAAACCTGCCTGTCCGAGAAGTGTCATCCCGTCTGAAACTTC